TTTGGCTGTATGTGATCTATACGAATAGACCTTGAGTCAAGTTCTTTTATTTGTCCGTGTGCTAATTGATGAGTTGTTTGCATTACTGTGTTATGTCTTCAACAATAACCATTGAGCCTTTGGCTACAGTCCAAACTCTGCCTTCTGATAGAAGTTCTGTGAGTTGTATATCGAAGATATCTCCTGTCTCAAGAAGTTGAGATTGTGATGATGTTAAAGTAACTGTAAAACTTCCTTCTTCGTCTTGAAACTCAATAGGTTGTGGAGTTAAACTTAAAACTACATCATCAGTTGAAGGTCTATAGATATCCATGTCAACTTGCCAGTCTTCAAGAAGGAGTGGCTGTCTTGCATCATTAGTCACATAAACACGAAATGCTGCTGAGTCTCCACGAACAACTGTCCATTTAATTTCTGGTGGCGCTGCCCCTAATGCGTAAGAGTCTGTGGGTTGGTTTCTAAAAGTTGCCATTTGTTTATTATATCACGACAAACCGTCTCTGAGTGCTCCCCAGGTACCGTTTCCTTTTGCCTCTACTATTACAATTCCATTAACATTATCTGCAACTGCACAAATTCCAACTGCTGCAGATCCTCCTGTTGGTCTAACATTGGTTAATCCTCCAGATGCACCAACATATAGTGTTTGTCCTGCAGCAAAACCAGAAGTATTTAGTCCTTCCATAACTCCAGCAACAACGACTATTCCATCAGAATTATTTGCTGTATTATTTTTCAATAATCCCAATATTGGGGAAGTGGTTGATGGAAGGGCTTTTGCAATTGTGACCTTTCCATTTACTTTTCCATTTGTTGCAATAACTGGAACTCCTGCATCAATTGCTGATCCGCTATTATTATTTACATCAATCTGGAAATATGATACGCCATACGCTGGTAGAATTGCATCTAAAGATTCTGCTAGTTTTTTAAAGTCTCCGTGTACGTTTACAGGGGAGTTTTCAAGGGGGTACTTAACTCCCGTGGCAGAAAAATTATAAGTGGTCATAATAAAATAATTATACACCCAGATTTGACTTTTGGCTCAAAATTATGTTATACTTGGTATAGACACCTACCAAGGTGTTATTGTTTTCTAAGGAGGAAACTATGATTAAATTTATCGAAAGAAACAAAGAGATCATTAGCACACTCAGTATCGTGGCACTTGTCAGTGTATTTTCTAATGCTGCTAATGCTACCCCAGAACTAAATACAAAAAACAATCTTAGCCTGGAACAGGCTCAGACATCGGAAACTGCCTCGAAAGAGGTTTTTTTGGTTTCTAAGGCAAAAAAACTAGAGAGTTTTGAGAACAAGGTTTCTCTGACTGATTTGGAACTAAAGGAACTCCTTTCGCTAGTAGGCTTCAAGGGTAAAGACCTTGTAGTTGCTTGGGCAGTTGCTAAGAAGGAGTCTAATGGTCGTCCATTGGCTTTTAATGGCAACCACAAGACTGGAGACTCATCCTATGGAATGTTTCAAATTAATATGATTGACAACCTTGGTCCTGATCGTAGAACTAAGTTTGATCTTGAATCAAATGCTGAACTATTCAATCCCGTCAAAAATGCAGAGATTGCATATTATATGACAAAGGGTGGAGAAGACTGGTCCTCATGGAAGGGCATTACTCCAAGAACTAAGTCCTGGATGGCTAAATTTCCTAAGTAAAATATAATAACTAGAGGCACCTATGGTATAAACTATAGGTGCTTTTTAGTTTCTTAAAATAAGGTTAATTGCTGCTCTTGGAGCCTTTGTCGTCTCAACTTCATGAGCAAGATTTTTAGGAACAAAGATAAAGTCGCCCTCTACTGCATGGTCTTCATTTTCTAAGTTCTCTCCAGTACGCCAAATCATTTCACCTTTAACTACCCACTGGAACTGATCAACATAGTCTCTATGCTTGCTTCCAACTACTCCCCTGTTTTTCATTAAAGATATTAAACCAAAGTTTCCAGTATAAATGTCTGAGCCATACTCAGAAAGAGCCCAAGCAGTTACTGGTTCTAGTTCTGGGATTATTGACATGTACGCATCTTCTGGATCATATAACTGAAATGCCATCCTTGACCAAAATCTACATTTTAGTCTCATGTCAGAAGATTCGCCCTCAACAAAATCATTTAAGAGGTATGACCTCTCTGGAAACTTTTCTAAGTCTTGTTCAACATAGTTAGAAGTAACTGACATAAGAGTGTCCCATGATGGTCTCTTGGGAAACACATTCTTAAAAATATGAATTCTATTTTCTGCAATAGCCTGTCTTACGATATCCATATCAATATTTTCTAATTCAGTTCTTAATAGGTTTTGATCTAAAGATTCTTGGATTTTTTTAATAGAGTCTTCAGTAGAAAGAGAAATAACATCAATATATGAATGATCTGTTCCAGAGTGCTCTGCAAACTCCTTGTAGTGATACTTATATTCTGGAACTGCTAAAATCTCAAACACCTTTGTCTGTTTGTCACACCAGAAGGTATTAAAAAGTCCAGTACCTGAAACGCTTGCAATAACTTTTGCAGAACTAAAAAGTTTAACTTGCTGCTTTAGGGTATAGTCTTCTGCATATATAATTTTGTATCCATTTTCCCTAAATAGTTGTTCTATATATTTTTCTTTTTCTGTAGACCTGGTTTTTGCAATATGATACATAAGTTTTTCTTGATCTGACAAAACTGCTTTTTGTGAATAGTATTTTATTTGATCTTGATATTTTTTGTTATATCTTTCTCTTGAAATAAAAAACTTTTCCGTTTTTTCAGTTTTAAACCATTCTTTAAAACTTTCTTTTAGCATATCTATTGCTAAATAGTTATACTTAAAATATTTACTTTCTCCGCAAGGCTCTGTTCCTCTATAGCAGTTGCAAAATGGGAAGTAGTGAGAACTTCTTGTGGCTCCATTTTTAGAATAAAAGTCTTCTGGGAATGTATTATTCATATCAAAAAACATTATAACTTTTTCAAAAACATAATTACCTTTTGATATGTCTAATACTTCTGCATCACTGTACCCTAACATAAACATTTGATCTTTTAATATTCTTTCATTAAACAAATAGCCTTTTTCGCTTTGCTCATAGAAGAATGGTTTAATGTCTTTATACTTTAATTGAAGAACTTTAAACTGTGCATATACGTCTACAAGAGAGTGTCCGTATGCAGAATATGTTGGAAATAAGTATGTCTCCCCAGGAACAAAAATCTTTTTACTTTTATCATTTTTTACAGAAAAATTATTTATCTCTATTGCGTCAAACTCATAATCTAGAAACTTTTCTTGTTTTAAATTATCACATGTTAATTTTATCATTTTGTTCCCAACCTATAGTGACCTATGTGCGTTACAATATTTGGATCATCAAGTTTTCCAAATGTTGCAGTTTTATTTTTATTTGATATTAAAACTCTGTAAAATTCTAGTTCTGGGTCTTTATCTGTATTCCATTGCGTAAACACAAGATCTTTTTTATATATGTTTGGTCCAAATGTAAAATAACAAGTATGCTCAACCCACGAAGATTTGCTGTTTTGTTTTTCATCCATAGAAATACCAAAACCTTTGCAATAGTTTAAAACACTTCCTGCATCTATTTCTTCTTGAATCCATGGCTGTCTTATAAAATGAACCTGAACAATATTTTCGTTTTCTTTTAATATATCAATTGCATCCTCAAGAACAATGTCTTTTTCTAAAATATAATCATCTTCTAAATGAAATATATAGTCACAATCTATTGATGAACATACATCAAGCAAAAACTTTACAGATTTTGCATAACTTAAACTTGTTTTGCCTAATGGAATAACTTTAGCGCTAGGGTAATTTTTTGTTAGCCAATCAAAATACTCAGAATCTCCTGAAGTGTCAACGATTATCTCTTCAACTATATTTCCATGCATTTTTTGGTACCAAGAAGGTCTTGATTTTTCAAAATATTCTTTTCTTCCATTTGTCAAGGTTACCCATGCAATAGTTGATGGGTTTTCTTCAATAGTCATTACCATTTTCCTAGCGGACATGTTGCTATCTTCATCTTACTCTTTACCGTCATGAAACAGCCACATTTTTTACACTGTTTTGTTAAATTTATTAATTCTGGACAAGATAGGCATAAGGAATACCTTTCATTATATAAATCATCGTCTACCCACTCTGTATTTGGATTTAATATGTCTAATGGGCCTACTGCTGATGCTTTATTGGCTTCAATTATTTCTTTTATTTTTTCTATACGACTTGTCATATATAAAATTATACACTATTCTTGAATAGGTTGTGATTGATTTCCATCATGTGTCAAAGCACCTTGTGTAAAGAATAAGTCATTTGGTTCACAATTTATGGTGATAACTGTGTGGTTGTAATCGTGTATTTCTAATAGTGTTATTTCTTTCCATCCCGCTGATTCAAGGTCCCAAACTAAGTCTGTTATTAGAAGATCTGATGTTTTCTTCATTGATATTTCTTGATCTCTCTTAATTAAGATTAAGTGGTTTGGAGAAAATACGTCTTCATTTACAGATATAACCTGTGCAGAAGGATAAACTTCTACTTTATTGACAGTCGTAGTTGTCAAAGGTAGTTCGGTTATGTTTTGAGTTGATACCCAAGACATTAGTTCTTCTGTTGTATAAGAGTCTGCAAATCCTGGAAGTTCTACGGACATAAGCACATCTCCTACATAAATATCTTCTGCATCCTTCAAAGATCCGTCTGCCATTCTAACCTTAGTCATAGGCGCTAGAGATCTCATAAACACTGGAGTAAAACTGAATCCTCCAGGTGTTACTGATGGGGTTACTTCAGGCGTTACTCCAGGCGTTACTCCAGGTGTTACCCCTGGGGTTACTTCTGGGGTTACTGCTGGAGTTACTGTAGGGTTTTCTCCAGGTGGATAACAGTTAGGCCAAGTTCCTAACTCTCCAAAATCAGCGCATGTTGGATTGCTAGGGGTTACTGGTGGAGTTACTGGTGGAGTAACTGGTGGAGTAACTGGTGGAGTAACTGGTGGAGTTACTGGTGGAGTTACTGGTGGAGTAACTGGTGGAGTAACTGGTGGAGTTACTGGTGGAGTTACAGGTGGAGTAACTGGTGGAGTTACAGGTGGAGTAACTGGTGGAGTTACAGGTGGAGTTACAGATGGCTCGACACATTCACCAAAGGTTGGACTCCATACTAAACCACATGCAGCGCACTGACTTGAACTAAGCAAACTTGTGTCTGAACAATCTACTGGAGTTACAGGTGTTACAGGTGTAACTGGTGTTACAGGTGGTGTTACTGGTGGTGTTACAGGGGTAACTGGTGTTACAGGAGTTACTGGTGTTACAGGTGTAACTGGAG